TTAGAACCGCACGAACTGTTTGCCGCTCAATCGTTCCCAAGTGATTACATTATTAATATTGATCATACTGGTAAAAAATATTCAAAAGCTAAACAAGTGGCCAGGTGTGGTAATTCGGTACCGCCATTATTAGCAGCGGCATTGGTTAACGCTAATTATCAAACACTAATCAATATAGAGCAGGTTGCATAATGAACACAAAAAATCAATTTAATCCAAACGAACAAGCAATAGAAAGCATGACAAAATCGTTAAAAATGGTACTTAATGCATCAAGGCTAACAGACCCAGAGCGAATTATTGTACTTAAAGATTTATTGTCATCAGAAGAGAATAGACAAGAGGTAGCACTTAAAACGATGGTGGTGTTAGCTGCACTAAGTAACATCGGAAAGCACTAATGAAAACCATCACGGTATTAGCTGCTTTACTCGCTATAGATAATTAACTCTATGTGGTACCAATAATGAAACTAAACAATGATGATCATCAAACAGTATTAACTTACTTTACCGCAAGACATCGCGATGCTGGGTATAAAGGACCATGTTTTATAAATTTGAAAAGACTTGCTGAAATTCATCTTTCTGGCAGTAAAGAAATTGCTTTATCTGCAATCAATAAGGCAATGAATTAATGAAAACCCTTGTTCAAGGTTGTGAAAGTGCCGAGCAATTCGGCCTTTTGCTCAAGATGACCCGCATTAACAGTGAAGCAAAGCAAAATGCATTACGGGCATATTTAGTTGATGGCTTGCCTGCAAAAAGAGCTTATGCCCGTTTTGGAGTCACCCAACAGCATTTTAGCAACGCATTAGCCAGGTTAAACCAAGCAGCAGATTTAGCCATGCAATACAGTGACAATCATAAACGGCAGGCATAAAAGGCAGGCATAACGCAAAATCAACACCAGTTAACTAGTGTTGATTTTGTCTATATCACAGTTTTAAAAACTCGCAACCACCAAAAAGTGAGTCAAAATAGTTTTCAGTGAAAACTATTCGCACTAATTAATATAATTGCTTGTGCTTAATCATTTTAACGACACCATCAAAAATATTGCTTTATTAAAAAAAGCCCTGCGAACGGATTCGAATGTAAACGAATAGATATGAAATAAAAGTAAGGTGTTTATTTTTTTATGATAGCAAATTGATTTTAAAGTCTTTTATTTTGATATCAATTCGTTTTTATGTGTTTAACAACAATAACAACAAATATGTTGACCCGTGATATTAGCTATTCTAATGGGTATATTCCCCAGCCACTCCAGCCTATTCCAAAGCATAAAAAACTCACTTAAGCTGCACCCAATCGCCTTATTGAAATTCGAATTTGAAAAACATTTATCAGCAAGTTTTATCAGTAAGATTTGAGAGTGCACACTGAGTTGCGCGTTTTTAATTATGTGGATAATAGGTATGGCGTCGCTAATGGCGCGTCTTTATAAGAGGTGATATCAATGGGTTTAGCGTTTATTGAGCAAGTTGAATTGCTATGTGAATTACATGTACAACAAACCAGCGAGTCTGGAAAAGATAATTGTGTCTTAATGATGCTCATAATGGCTAAAAATGCGCGGCAAGAGCTTACAGAAAGTTTAGTTCACGTTGAAGTTGCAAACGATGCTCTAATGACATCGCGTTAACTAGTTGCTTAACTAATTGACTCGATGATTTTGCGCTAGGGCTTAGAGTGTGGCTAAACGATACGTTTGCAACGAACGTATGCCCGCACTCTGGGTCAGAGCATGAACAATACAAATTAGCATGTTCAACACTTAATCTGTCGGTTTTGCCAATAATGGCTTTTTTGCCGCACGTACATAACACTCGCATGTCGATCTCCCAATCGTTAGAGTGGTATTAGTTTAAGCGATAACACTGTTTTTTTAAACAGTAAATAATTACTCCAAATCAAAAACCAACTTCAACTTGCCGCCCACTTCTGGGTCACGCGCTATCGCATCAACCAAATTATTGATCAACGGCTTAGTCTCATTTTTGAAATAAACCCCGTCGTATTTTTCAGGGTCGCCAAGGCCTGCAGTATTAGCTGGAATAATACCGGCTAAGCCAGGTGGAAAACGGTGCGCGTTTAACACGTCTTGCGCAGACACGTTTTTAACGTTCATAAACTCGTCTTTAGATTCAAAATTACCCACAGGGATAATCTGTAAGCCTTTTTCTTTACCGTTGGGGATATTCACAAACAGCGAACGGAAGTTACCCACACCCTTTGAGTCCTGAATTTTATCTTTAATGTCTTTTTCAACATTAGGGTCTAGGTTCGGGTCGGTGGCATACATGATAAAACCCATGTGGGCACCGTTAATGTAATATTTGCGTCTAAATAACGTGGCATCTTCATTTAACAATGCTGCTTGTAAGCCGCCCAAATAATCGGGGCAACCATACACTTGCTGTACAGGGTCATACTGGCGCACCCAAATAATGTCTTTGGCCTTATAACGCTTAAACTGCTGATCACGTTCTAACACTACCGCACCACCATCTTTACCCACGCGAGTTCGATAACTTGGTAATGGGAATAAACGCACCGTTTGCCCAAAACCGTTGCGGATCTTCACTAACGCTACATCACCAAACTGGACACAATTTAAAAAAGTGGCACCAACTTCTTGGGCACTCATACCGCCAGACACAAAACGCGATGCAGCCATATTGGCGCGGCTTTGCACTATGCCGCCATGCTGCGCATTACGGCGAACAAGGTTAGCCAGTAAATGCCTATCAATGGGCGGTTCCCAATATTCATCGCTTGAGTTGTAATAAAGCGAGTCGTAATCGGTTAGCCACATATTGGGCATCACTTGCTCGGGCAAACTAAACACCACAGGCGCGTTGCTGCTCGGTTGCTCAGTCTCGTTTGCTGTATCGTCGTTCGCGGCAGTTAGTGTTGCATTGTCCATGATGATGATCTCTTGTGTTCATAATTTAAGGGTTCGTTGATCACCGCATGGGCAATCGCAAAAAATACGTCGGCATGGCCTGTGGCATTGTCGCGGCTGGCTTTAAAGGTAATGGCCCCACCAGTGTCGGTGGTGGTGCGCCTGATAGCTAAACAACTCATGGCAATGTCTTTGTGTGAGGCGTCCCATTCAATGCGTCCACCTTCAATCACATCAATCATTTTCAGCACCAAGCGGGTTTTACTGCCAACACTGTAATGAATCGCCGTAGCCTCACGCGGAAACAAGGTACTAATAGAGTCGAACACCCCAGCACCAATGCCGGTGGTATCAACGCCAATGTAGGTCACGCGGTAACGTGAATAGACCTTTTGAATTTCACTAACGTGATGTGCAAAGTTAAGCCCGCGCCAATAGTGTTTTTCGAGTACGCGGAACTTTTCACCTTTCTTTTCACCTGGTGCAACCACAACCAAAGTCGCATTATCGCGGGTGCGTGATGGGTCATAACCTAACCACACTTCACGATTGCCAAATGGCCGCAAATCATTGGGTTTATGATCCTGCCACCTCGCCGCATCAACCATGCATTTTTCAAGGTCGCTGAATTTAAATACACTGTCGGCATCATCAACAAACACGCACATAAACAAGTTGGCAAAATCATCGCCGTTGTATTCATCGCGCAGTTCATCAATATCAAATAAGCCGCAGCCGCCAGCCAATGCATCTTCAATGGTGACCACAAAGCGCCACTGTTTATCTGGGCATAATCGGCCGCGGTCGCGCATGGCATTAAAGGTGGGAAACTCAACTTCTTCACGGTCGGGTTTGCCTTGTCGCCAATGGTCGCCAGTCCAAAACGAATAAGCCGGATGGGCTTTAGTGGATGGGGTTGAAAAGTAGGTTTTGCGCCAGTTTTTGTGGGTCGCCATGGCAGAGGCTAATTTGTTTAATACATCAAACTTGCCAATCCAAAAGTATTCATCCACGTACACATGACCGTGATAACTTTGGGCGGTTTTGCTGTTGGTACTTAAAAAGCGCAGTTCGGCATCACCGTGTTTGGTGTGCAACACAATCGGGTTGCCGGTTAATTCAATTTCAAAAAACTCTTGTGCAATGGCAATAATGTAACTGCGGAATACTTCAGCTTGCGAACGTGAAGCAGACAAGAATATTTGCGGATCCCCCGTTAATACTGCTTGCTCAAATGCTTCACCTGCAAAGTAATACGTAGCACCAATTTGACGGCTTTTTAGAATGTTACGAATACGCTGATGCAGGTTTTCATGCATGGTTTTTTGGTATTCAAAAAGCGATGCGTACCAGGTGCCAAAGTCTTCAGCGTCTAAATGGCTCACATCATTTTTGCGCTTGCGGCCTTTACGTGGTTTATCGTCATTACCAGAGCGTTCGCCACCGTTGGTACTTTTGGTGCCACTGCCTTTATTACCAGACTTAGAACCAGAAACGGAACCAGAGCCAGAACCAAACGAATGGCCCTCGCTGATTAGGCGTTGCTTTTTTAACTTCACATGCTTTTCAATCAGCATGTCGAGTTCTTTTATTTGATTACCTGATTTGTCCTGAATATCCGACAGCATCACAATGCGGCGCGCAATGGCCTCGTCTACTTCTTCTTCCCGCAGTAAATCACGCCAGCCATATTTATCAGCCCAGTAGTACACCACCCGATTATTGGGCAGGGCTAACTCGTCCCGAATTTCATCAGGGGTGTGTCTGCGTAAATAAAGCCGTTTTGCGGCTTCACGGATTTCAGGAGAGTAGGCCATATCACTCAGGGTTAATGATTAATGTTGCCAGTGTATTGACTATCGCAGCACTCATAACGGACTAAATATCGGCTCAGTTCCGATATTGCAAAAATCGGAATTACGCCGAACTTTGCCAAGTGATTGCACCTTGTCAAAGCCGTAAGCTGTAGGCCTAAACAGCATTTACGCACTTATCGACTTTAGGCAGGCAAACACATGGGCAAGCAAACTGGATGGGTTATCGCAGCAACCGAAGGCGCAACAG